CAATCGACAACGACATTAGAGCCGATCGAATAACGGTTAGGAATATCCTTGGTGACTGCCACAAAATCCTTACGGTAGAAAATACCATCTAAGTACATTCTGGTTACTAATGGATTATTGCCAATAGCACCAAAAGCCACATGAATTTTAGCGGATTTTCTGCCCTTAATTTCTGGAATGGTGAAGGTATTGTAAGAACCCCACCAATAAACAGTAACTTTATCATCATTACGTTTGATGTCTGACCAACCTCTATGTTCATTAAACGGATTTTGACTATCTTCGTGCGTTCCGTTAAATGTCCAACGTTTAATCATTTTATAGCCACCAGCTCCATCACTAGCCATAAAATTGTATTCACAGCCTGGCCCTTGCGCCCTCTTAAATGTTTCCACGCCATACAGAAACTGACCATTAGTATCAGAAACAGTCAGCTTGATAAAGCCGTATTGGTTTGGAGCACCAAGCAAAAAGACTTGTCTCCACCAAATATAGTCATTAAGCGAACCTACACCCCCAGCACTATCATTTGGGATATTCCATGTTAAACTGCCTGCGTTGCCTCCAGTCGTGCCATCTGCGTTTTGCAGAAATAAATGTTTGCGCCCCAACCAGTCCACACTTGCGAATGTTCCTACAAAATTTTGACCAGTGTCATTTAAAACAGCCACGTTTTTAGCAGATGCAGTGAGTCCATCTTCGATTTTACTGTCACGGTAATCAAATAGTACCTCCGACTGTTTAACTATTTCTGTATCAGCTTCCTCTGGATTGCCTACTTCAATCGCACCAGTATTATTAACGATACCAACATATCCATTTTCTGCGTTATGTTTAACGGTAATAACCGGAAAAGCTGGCACGTTGCCATCGTTGACCAAATCAAAAACAATCTTGTCAGATGATACTGTGCCATTGTCAAACCTGCGATAAGTGGTACTGTGAGCCACTCCGTCTGGAACGATAAAGGTCAATGTGCCTTTACCATTCATCCTAAATTCGTCAAAATCAAGGTCTCCAGTTGGGCTTGCATAATAATATCTGTAAGGTTGATGTGAGAAAGTGAGCTTTTGCGGTTCGGTTACATATAACGCTCGTTGGAAAGCATCATAATCAATCAATTGTGGGTATTCAATGTAAAATGGTACTGTGATTATTTTTTCTTTATACCGATTTTTAACAAAGTATGTACCGTTAAATCCAACATCTTTAGTCGTGACATCAAAGTCAGCACCACCAAATGTAGTGAATCCTTTTGTAATAACTAGCCACCGAGAAAAGTCAACATTATTAAAATTCATTTTAATCATCTATTGTCTCCTCTCATACGTGCTAGTGCTGTTTGGTTTTGAGTTTGTACTCTGTTTACGGGTTCTGCGACCATTCTTGCAAATTCGTTTTCATTAAATTGAGCAGATACCACGATTTGACGGTTTGCAATTTTGTTAATCATGTTATATAAATCAAAGTTACTTAATTCACTTTGAGATGTATTCGCTACTTGATATGCCAGTTTTTGGCTAGATAATTGACCAGCAATTTGACCGCTCATATTTACTGGCATGTCCGTAGCTAACTGCGGTGCACCAAATGCATTTTGCAATTCATCTGCCATACCTGTAACGGTTGATTTTACATTTTTAAACTGCTCTTTCAATCCACGGCTTAAACCGTCCATGATTGCGTTACCGGCTGGAATCAAAAGTTTTCTATCGTATGAAATCGGCCCTTTATGGTCTTTAATCCATTGAGCTATATCCCCCACGAAACTTTTGACACCTCCCCAAGCGGATTGTAACCCACCTAAAAAGCCATTCATGATTGCTGCACCAGCTCCAGAAATGTCAATATTGGCAATGCCTTTGATGGTTGAAATAATTGAATTTACAACACTGTTAACAGCTCCACCGACACTAGATACAAAGGATTGAAAACTTGTGAATGCTGAATTGATGCCTGAAATTGCACCACCGATTAGTTTTTTAGCAACATTAACCACGTCGCCAATCGCCATCCAAGCGAGTGAGAATACATTTTTTAGTACTCCGGCTGCATTTCCAGCTCCTGAAAAGGCTAATTTAATCCAGTCAATGACAGTTCGAATAATATTTCCGGCTGTCTGTACTGCTGATTGGATGTTAGTCCATGCAGATTTTGTAAAAGCACTCAATCCTTGACCAGCTGTACCGAGATTACCGAACATACCAATCGCAACACCAACCCATTCAGCAATTGTACTCAATACAGGCTGGACGAAATTCAAAGCCTGTACCAGGAAATCGACTACAGGTGTCAAAAACTCTATAGCCACTTTTAAAGCATCAAATGCAAACGAAACCCCTGACAAGACACCTTTTACCACACCACCAAGGTATGAGCCTAGAATTTGAAAAACTGGCATCAAAGCACCGCTCAAAATCGCAATCAATGGTTGAGCAGCATTCCACATGGACACGAACGATTGAACAACCGAATCAATTGCAGGGCTTACAATGCTCATGAAGGTCTGGAAGCCAGCTTGTAAAGCTGGGATGATAGATTCAATATAATTTTTTATACCATCAAAATTTAGTTTACCTAGTGCAGTTCCAATCGTTGTTATGATAGGGGATATTTGAGAGATAACTGTTTTTATCAATTGTTGGATTTGCCCAAAAACAGTTTGCAACGCTTCGCCTAGTGGAGAAAAAGCTTTGACGATATTCCCAATAACAGCTCCCATACCACCGGTCATTCCTTGACCAAGGTTGTTTACCAATTCTCGCCCTTTTTCTAAAAACATCGGTCCTACTTCTTGTAGTAGTCCACCAATTACTGTAGGTAAACCTTTTAAAATATTACCAACCATAGGAAGGAAATTATTAAATAAAAACGTTGACGTAGTACTTGCTAACTGTTCTAATGATGGTTTTATATCCTCTCCTAACGCCAGTTTTCCAAGTAAGTTACTTGCTGACGCTTTCATTGCGGACAATGAACCAGTAAAAGTATGTTCTGCTTCTTTGGCAGTTGTACCAGTAATACCCATTTGTTTTTGAATAGCGTGAATAGCTTCATAGACATCTGACAGATTGTTTATGTCATATTTCTTGCCTGTCAGTTTTTCGGCATCGGCAAGTAAACGCTCCATTTCTGATTTTGTTCCGGAATAACCAAGCTTAAGGTTATCTAACCATTTATACCCCCACTTTCGTGGTATTTAAAAAGGCTTACGATTTCTCGTAAACCTCGAGGGATTAGACTATATCTTCAACTAATTTAAATATCCATCTTTTTTTATTGCCTTTTTGGTATACATAATCATATTTTAAACAAGATTTGTTGCATTTAAAATAATCAGATGCATCATCTCTCGACTTAAAAACTATTGCTTCACCAGTTACAGTATTTGTGGCTTTGATAGATTTCCACTTGTTTTTTATTCTGTTTTTGTAACCAAAAGCCATATAGTTATCTGTTGCATCCACCCATCTTAAATTTTCAAGTCTGTTGTCTGATTTTACACCGTTTATATGGTCAACTTGTGGTAAGTTATTTGGGTTAGGAATGAAAGTTTCAGCAACCAGTCTATGGATATATAAAGGGATGGTTTTCCTCCCTAACATCACTTGGCAATATCCATCTTTTCTAGTGCTGTTTTTTAATATTCTTCCTGTCTTTTTATTTCTAACTTGACCTACTTTGTTGACCTCATAGTTACGTTTATTTTCAATTGTTTTCCACATAATATTACCGCCTTTCTGTTATTAATATTATAACATATTAGGGCGATAAACGCAACTATATATACATTGATATTTATTAGTTGGTGGGCGCTTCCAATAACGTATCAATAGTTATTGTACAGGGACACGAATCCCTTAGTCGTTACACCTTCCTGTATTTTTTACAGGCTTGGCACGGTATTGTCATAGGCTTTTGCCCTTAGAGTTCTACCGTCAGCAAGGAATTATCCTCACACCTCTGATAGAGTTCACCCACGCACGCTTGCATAATCACTTATGCAACGGACATTAGATTGTTTATCGTGTAGTTTTGCTTGCTAAATCCTTGATAGGCATACTGAATGGACTCCATACTCGTACCCATCTTGTTACTATTGTCAGTCATGTCAATCATTGCCATGTTAGCAACGTCTGCAGCCTTAGCGGTATCTCCACCCACCGATTGGATAAGAGATGCACTAAATGACGTGACCGTCTCCATGTAGGCATTTGCAGATAATGCAGCAGTTTTATATGCTTCATCTGCATATTTTTTGACAATACCAGCGTTGTTTTTGAATAGCGTCTCAACACCACCCATTGACTGTTGTAGTGCAGCGCCTTCATTAAACGATGCTTTAATGCCATCTGTTATCATCTGCCCGATTTTAGCGGCTGCAATTATTCCAGCTAATGCACCGACCATTTTGCCACCAATCAAACTTCCTGCGCTCGTACCTGCGCTTGTCGCTTCGGGCGATAACTGTTCGGTTATTGAGCCTTGTATCCCTTTTGCGGACGGCATGATTTGTACATACGCTTGACCTAATTCTGTTGCCATTTACTCCCTCCTTTCCTTGACGAATTTTTCCCTAAACTTCATAAAGTCCTCGCCAGAATTGAAAGATGTGATTTTCTCTTTTGGTTTTTCATTGACCGACTCGATGATTGACTTAGGTTGATTGATACCTTTTTGACCATCTCTTGTTTTTGACCATAGCAATATACTTAGTCTGTCCAATATTCCAGCAAGCATGGTTTGTTCAATCGTCAATTTTTCATCAGATAACGACATGCGTATTCTCGAGTTTTCTCTTAACCCTGCAGAAAAAACAGCTACCAAATTAGCTGGTAACTGTTTGTAGTCGTATATTTGGTAAGTCTCTGCTAAGTCACAAATAAGAGCATCTTCATCTTTTTTTATCATCTGTGCGAGGTTTACGAGTTTTTTATTGCTTTTTGACTCTCAAAAATTTCTGCAATTTCTAAGTTGATTTTTTCTAAATCGACAAGTCCTTCATCATCTCTGATATGGTCTTTTAGCTTATCAGCGAGTTCATCTCCAAGCATTACTTTTACTAGTTTTGGAAGCAATAGAGGGTTAGTATCGACATCTGCTAGCAATTCAACTAATTCATAGTTTTTTAAACGAGCTTCTGAAATCTCATAAGCAAATCCCGATTTTGTTTTGCCTGAAATCATAATGAAGTGCCTCCAATGTATTCATAGTGAGTGTTTCCGCTTGCATCTGGTAATGCTTGGACTGTAACCTCATATCCAACTGGTTCACCGTCAACGTAAGTGATTTCAGCCATTTCCTTGATTTTCGCAACTGGTAAAACAATACGTTTAAATTTGTCACGGACAACCGTTTCTATGACAATAACGTGATCGATTTTTTCTTTTGAGTTAACGGAAATTTTAATACCTGTTGTAAGTGTTCCGGTTACGTTACTAGCTCCGTAAACTTCTTTCAGCACCTCAATATTGAGCGACTCAATAAGCTTGTATGTAAATGTGTCCGATGTACCAGTCTGAGCTGTAAGGACTGTATCGCCACCCCAAGCTTTGATTTCTTCTGTGTCGGTTGTCATTTCATTTGTTAATCCATCATCCGAAACGTAACCTAGTGACTTAAAAGCCGCATCTAATGCGGTTGTTGCGTCTGTTGGTAGCGTAGTGCCAAGTGGCGCTGACCAAATTGCCCCACC